AACCTTGCCAAGGTTGCCAACCAGAAGAAGTCATCGTTTACGTACAAGAAGTCTGGGCGGGGTGCGTAATGAAACAAACTCCCAAAGCGAAGCCTATCCCGCAGGCAAAAAGCCCGGAGGGCGTTGACCTCAAGAACTCAGGCTACCCTGAGAAAAACGTCAAGACCACGGGTATAAAGATTCGTGGTACCGGTGCTGCGACCAAGGGTGTGATGGCGCGTGGGCCGATGGCCTAAGAGGTTCTTATGAACTATGGTGAGCTTCAAGCGAACGTCCAAGATATCGTAGAGAACGCGATACCTGCGGCTACGCTCGCCATGCTTGTTCGGCAAGCTGAGCAAAAGATTTACAACACCGTTCAATTTGCAAACTTGCGCAAGAACGTCACGGGCAGCATGTCCGCGAACAATAAGTACCTCTCTGCACCGAACGATTTTCTGTCGGTCTACTCTCTGGCGGTTGTCAAAGCCAATGGCGAGTATCTGTATCTGTTGAACAAGGATGTGAACTTCATCCGTGAGGCATACCCAAGCCCCACAAGCACTGGACTGCCTAAGCACTACGCGATCTTTGGACCTACGTTCTCTGACACCAACGAGTTGTCGTTCATTCTCGGGCCTACGCCTGATGCAGCGTATTCAGCAGAGCTGCATTATTACTATTACCCCACTTCGATTGTTCAGTCTTCGATTGCGACCTTCGGTGCGATTACTGCGGGCTCTTCCTATACCAACGGAACTTATTTCAACGTGCCGTTGACGGGTGGTAGTGGGTCTGGTGCGACTGCGCGGGTTGTGGTTTCAGGTGGTGCGGTTACGAGCGTGACGCTTCAGAATCCTGGGGTGTTCTACGCAGTGGGTAATACGCTTTCAGCAGCGGCGTCCAATATTGGTGGTACTGGGAGTGGGTTTTCGATTCCAGTAGCTACTGTAGATAACGCAACGGGCACGTCGTGGCTTGGGGACAACTTTGATACGGTCCTGCTGAACGGTACGTTGATCGAAGCCATTCGGTTCATCAAGGGTGAACAAGAGACGGTACAGATTTACGAGACTTTGTACGCGCAGGCGATTGCTCTGGCTAAACAGTTGGGTGATGGCAAGCAGCGTATGGATGCGTACCGCGATGGTCAAGTTCGGGTACAGGTGAAGTAATGTCGATTGTCCAGACCCAGACCACGAGCTTCAAAGCGGAGCTATATCAGGCCATTCACGACCTGACCACGGACACGCTGAAGATCGCGCTGTACACGGCTGAAGCTGATCTTAACGAAGCTACGACTGCGTACACAACGACAAACGAAATCACTGGTACGGGTTATACGGCTGGTGGCGAAATCATGACTGGCGTGACAATCGGCACGTCTGGATACGTAGCGTTCGTAAACTTTAACAACGTCTTGTGGAACCCTGCTGCCTTCACAGCGCGATGTGCTCTGATTTACAATGCGAGCAAAGCCAACCGGTCAATCGCCGTCCTAGATTTTGGCTCCGACAAGACCATAACCACTCAATTCTTAATCACCATGCCTGCGAATACTGCCACGACGGCTTTGATTCGTTCTTCTAACTAAGAGGCAAACATGAAAAGTCACGAAGGTGCTAGCGCTGGCGGCGTGTTCCGAGCGGAGTGCTATGGCGCAGACGGCAAACTGAAGTGGTCCAGTGAAAACAAGAACTTGGTTGTGAACCAAGGTTTGCAAGACATGAACGCCAAGTATTTCACGGGCAGTGGCTATACAGCGACGTGGTACGTAGGCATTTACGGCGCAGCATCATCGAACAACCCAGCGGCTAGCGACACAGCAGCTTTGCATGCAGGCTGGACCGAGGTAACGGACTATAGCCAAGCGACGAGGCCCCAAGCGGTATTCGCAAGCCCCACCACTGCAGACCCTTCGGTGGTTACGAACTCAGCGTCTCCTGCGACATTTAGTATCAATGGTACGACGGTGGTTGGCGGGGCGTTTTTGATTAGCAACAACACCAAAGGTGGTACGACGGGCGTGTTGTTCTCAGCGTCGGACTTCCAGGCACCGGGGGATCGATCGGTCGTATCGGGTGATACCATCGTGGTCACCTATACCTTCAGCCTTGACGCAGCGTGAGGTCATCATGGCAACTAAGTTCAAGCGTGGTGATCTAGTCAAGGTCAATACTGTCGTGCCTTCTGGGGAGGTTGAAGCTTTTCGGATGGACGAGGACGGGATTGTGTGGTGCCGGATGACTTGGGTTGATGTTGAGGGCAACCAGCAAACTCGTTGGTTCAAAGAAGACGATCTGGTCAATGAATAATGTCGTTCTCCTCTGGATCGTTTGCTGAGCTTCCATTCGCCACAGTTGGTGGGACGATCTATTTCCCAACGATCTCTGAATCTGCAACGGGTTCGGATGCAGTAACAACCATTGTTACTTTCTTAAGCTCCGTATCAGAACTTGCTACGGGGTCTGACACTACGTCCGGCACTTTCACGGTTCTCTCCTCGGTCTCTGAGACGGCAACGGGCTCGGATCAAGTAAGCTCCCTTCTCAATTTCCAAGCGGCAGTTTCAGAGTCGGCCACCGGGTCGGACGCAATCTCAGCGGTTCCGTTCTATCCTGGGACAATTATTGAGGGCGCAACGGGGGCTGACAGCTTCGCCACTAGCGTGACGTTCTTGGCGAGTGTATCGGAGTCAGCGACAGGATCGGATGTGATTGTGGGACGCCCGCTTTGGGAGCCGATTGATGACGATCAGACGGCAAACTGGACCATCATAAACAATACGCAGTCTTCGGGCTGGACTAACATAGACGCGGTGTAATCATGGCACTTGTACTGAAAGATCGGGTTCGGGAAACAACGGCAACTCAAGGCACCGGCACCGTTACGCTGGCTGGTGCAGTTGCGGGGTTCCAGAGCTTTTCTGCCATTGGTGATGCCAACACCACGTATTACACCATCAACCTTCCTGGCGTTAATGAGTGGGAAGTAGGGATTGGTACCTATACGGCGTCGGGCACGACGCTCAGCCGGGATACGGTGCTGTCTTCGTCCAACAGCGGGAATCTAGTCAATTTCTCAGCGGGAACTAAGGACGTTTTCTGTACCTACCCGGCTGGCCGGTCGGTGTACTACGACACGGCGACAAACGTCACACTGAATACCTTAGCTGCAACCACCATCGACACGACCAACCTAGAGGTCACCAACGTCAAGGCCAAGGATGGTACGGCTGCGATTGCTATCGCGGATTCGACGGGTGCTGTGTCGATTTCAACTAACGTCACGTTAGGAGACGCCTCCACCGACACCGTACAGGTGAATGGGTATATGGGGGTGGGGGGTGCTGCCAGCGGGGCGTATAACATATTAGCAAGAGGTTCTACTACTAGCGGTAGTAATCAATATTCAATTGGTTCAACTGCTGTTTTGTCTGGAACTACACATTCTGCTGCTTTCCTAGCAAGCAATTCAATTGCAGATTCTGTTGCCGTAACTAATGCCAGTGGCGCTCGTATCCTAAATGTAACTCTGGGTACTAGCGCGTCTATCACAAGTCAGCACGGCATTCGTATTGAAGATTTGACATCTGGCACAAACAACTTCGGCATTACCTCTCTAGTTTCCTCTGGCACCAACAAGTGGAACATCTATGCGTCGGGTACTGCGGCGAACTACTTTGCTGGGAATGTGTTGGTTGGTACAACCGCTTCCTTTGCATCTGAAAAATTGAGCGTGTTTGGAAGCACTTTTAACGACCTTGCGGCAGGGGGCGGCACCGCAAACACCTCCTTCGACTGGCTTGTTGGTGCCTCCGGTAACGTTGATTTCCCTGTAAAAATTGTGGTTGACCAAGGTGCAACATCTACCACGCACGGAATGTCTTTTCACACCAGCAACGCTGCTTCGCCAGCAGAACGCATGCGCATCACCAGCGCAGGCAACGTAGGTATTGGGACGAGTTCGCCTGATTACAGATTACAGGTTAGCGGAACAAGTGGACAGACTTTTTCTATCGAAAGGGTTGCCTCTTCAATTGGTTCATCGACATCATTAGGTACGATTGCTGGAACAGGCGAAATACCAACGCTTACTGCTGATGGGGCTTCAATTCAATTCATTGGCGCAGGAACATGGAGTGCCACTAGTGCTCCGGGGCGTATTGTTTTCAGTACGACGCCTGCTGCAACAACAACCCCTGTTGAGCGTTTCCAACTCGCGGCTGGAGAAGCCGTCTTCAACGACCCCGGCAACGACTACGACTTCCGCGTCGAGTCTGACACTAACACCCATGCGTTGTTTGTGCAGGGTAGTGATGGCAACGTAGGTATTGGGACGAGTTCGCCTAACATTGGAACACTTACTGGCACAGTAATCACAATTAATGGGACTGCTCAGTCAAACCTTGAAATGGCGTCTAACGGTGTAAGCAGAGCCAGAATTGCGTCCTCTTCTACGGATACAACGCTTGAAACCCGTACAGCGCTGCCTTTGGTTTTTGGAACCAACGCCACAGAACGCGCCCGTATAACTAGCGTTGGCAACGTCTCCATCGGCGGCACAGCAAATCGAGCCACCACGGTCGGCACCAATGCACTGCAAATCTTCGACGGCACGGCTCCTGTTGGCACTCTTGCAAACGGCGTGTCGTTTTACTCAGCCGCTGGTGAAGCAAACGTCATGGACGCAGCCGGTAATGCAACGCTGCTGTCTCCGCACGATTCTGAAACCAACGAATGGATTTTCCGTTCCAAACACACCCCGTCAGGTAAAGTCCTGCGGATTGATGTGGAGCGCCTGCTTCGTTTCGTCAACGACCATTTTGGCCTTGATGCGGTCAAAGAATTTGTAGAGGAGTAAATCATGGAGTGGCAGGTATCAAGCATGGAATGCCGTGTGCAAGAAGGCGATCTCTCGGATGTTGTCATCGTAGCCCATTGGCGGTGTTCTGCCACCGAGGTAGACGGTGACAAGACCTACTCCGGGTCTGTGTACTCCTCCTGCGCTCTACCTGCGCCGGATGCTGCGGATTTCACCCCATATGATCAGTTGACCAAGGATCAAGTTCTTGGGTGGCTATGGTCGAACGGGGTTGACAAGGACGCTACCGAAGCCGCAGTTCTCCAGCAGATTGAACTTCAGAAGCACCCCGTGGTCGTTAACCTTCCCCCTCCGTGGAGCCAAGCATGAAAGAAATCACCCTGTCCCTTACCCTGGATGAGCTAAACGTCCTGCTTGCAGGCTTGGGGAAGCTACCCCTTGAAGTCAGCGTTGCGGTCTTTGGCAAAGTTAAAGCCCAAGCGGAATCGCAATTGAAAGAACCCATGAATCCTGGCGGGTCAGAATGAACGACAACCCAACCGACATCCTCGCCCTTGCTTTAGTGGCACTTGGGCTTCTGGTTGTTACCATGGTGTGGTGATGGACGTAAGCAAAGCCATTGGGGCTGTTGCTGCCAGCGTTGCTGCGCTGGGTGGCGGGTATACGCTTGTGGACAAAGTGGGCTGGCTGGATCGCGCCATCATCGAGTGGGCACCAGAGCATTTTAAGATCGCCCCCGCCAAGCAAGGCGAACCCATCACGGTCACAGTGGCGCGGATCAAGAAGCGGGATGATTGCTCGGTGGAATCGTTCATCCCAAGCATCCGAGACGGCAAGGGCATGGTGCATGAGGCGGTTCCATCGAACCCCAAGTTCTCCGGCCCAGCCAGTCCAGAGATTGATACGTTTACCTATCAATTGAAGCTGTCTGACAAAGAACAGATTGCGCCTGGGCGGGCGACATTGCTAGCCACAATCAAGTATAAGTGCCCAGAGGGAGATCGGGTGGTGACCTATCCCAAGCATAAGAACCTCACGTTTGAACTAACGGAGAAGTAAATGGCACCCCTACTTGCAGGAATTGTCTCCTCTCTGATTCAGAATAATCTTCCGAAGGTGGCTCAGGCGGTCGTGGATAAGGGTCTTGACTATGTTCAGGAGAAGACGGGGATTGAGCTTAAGCCTGACATGAACCCCGATGAGGTCAAGGCCCTGCGGGAAAGCGCCATGAAGCATGAGGAGTTCATGGTTGCTCAGGCGAATGCGAATACGGACAGTGCCCGGAAGATGCAGATTGCTGCCCTTCAGCAGGAGGATAGGTTCTCTAAACGCTTCGTGATGTATCTAGCGATGTTCTGGTCGGCCACGGCGGTGGTTTACATCTTCCTAATTACGTTCACTGACATCCCGGCGCTCAACGTACGGTTCGCGGACACTATTTTGGGCTTCCTTCTTGGCACAGTAGTGGCGACCATTCTTAACTTCTTCCTTGGTTCTTCTGCGGGGAGTAAGGAAAAGACTGAAGCCCTAGCTGCGGAGCTTAAGAAATGAAGGAAAACTGGGACTTTGCATACACCAAGCTGATTGGGCATGAAGGCGGTTTCACGGATGACGAGCGTGACCCAGGGAACAAGCTGCCAGATGGCAGGAAGGGGTCTACGAACCTCGGAGTTACTCAGAAGGTCTGGGAAGAGCATGTCGGTCATAAGGTAACCCACGAGGATATGAAGGCGCTCACACCAGTGATGGTCAAGCCCTTTTACAAAGCGCTGTATTGGGATAAAGTACGGGCAGACGATCTTCCGCACGGGGTGGACTACGTGGTCTTTGATACCTGTGTAAACTCTGGACCGGGGCGCGCTGCCATGATGCTGCAAGAAGCAGTTGGTGCTAAACCTGATGGTGCGATTGGTCCGATGACATTAAGCGCCGTGCGTTCGCAGCCTAGTGAACTACTGGTCAAAGACTATTGCGCCCGCCGACTGGCTTTCATGAAGGCATTACCCACTTGGCCGACCTATGGTGCAGGCTGGGAGAGAAGGGTCAAGGAAGTGGAAGCCATGGCGTTGAAATTGATCCCGATGGCGGTGTGACGTGCCGATAAAGAAACTTCAACTCAGAGCTGGCCTAAATCGCGAGGGTACAAAATATACCACTGAAGGTGGGTGGTATGAGAGCGATAAGGTCCGGTTCCGTCAAGGCACCCCTGAGAAGATCGGCGGCTGGCAGCGCATTTCAGCAAACACATTCCTTGGTACGTGCCGGTCGCTATGGGCGTGGGCTACTCTGCGTGGGCAAAAGCTTATTGGGGTGATGACTAGCCTGCGTCAATACATTGCGTACAACGGGCAGTATAACTTCATTGGTGGTAACGCTACGTCTACGGTCTACACTGGCTTCACGGTTTCAGCTACTACTGGGTCTTCAATCATAACGATAAACCTCTTGCCCGTACCAAACAGCACGTACTACGCAGGCTCTTGGATCACACTGTCAAAAGCAACATCTCTTGGCGGCAACATCACGGCGGCGGTGTTAAACCAAACACATACAATTTTGACTGCAAGTATTGTAGGTAGCACGTTGACAATTGACGTTGGTGTAGCAGCTAACGCTTCAGACGTAGGTAATGGTGGTGCGAGTATTGAGGCTGTCGTTAATGAGCCGGTGTACAGCAATCTGTATAGCCAAGCTAACTTTGGGCAGGATTTGGTGTTTGGGCGGCGCGGCGGCGCTATGTTTATTTGGGATGCAGGCCGAGCGTTTCTCCTAAACAACTCTAACGTCGTCACGATTTCAATTGGCTCAAACGCTATTGTCACAACATCAGTTAATGATTTCGGCGGGACGCAACGGTTCCCCGTGCAGTTTGAGACGACTGGAGCGTTACCAACCGGTTTAACTCCTGGGACTACGTACTACTTGGGAGGCCCTAACGGCTACCCTACAAACCAGTTCTATATCTATGCTGCGCTGACTGGTGGGACGCCCATAACAACTTCTGGTAGCCAGTCTGGTACACATACCATCAGCATGGCTTCGATCCCACAAAGCGCGATCGCAACGGTGGCTGCTGATGCAATCACGGCACAGAACTTCATCCTTGTCTCAGACGTTTACCGGTTTGTGTTTGCGTTTGGGGTTGTGGATTATGGCCAAGCCGCGACCGCTCCGGCTCCCTACGAAGCAGGGTATATCGACCCTATGCTGATCCGCTGGTCGGATCAAGAGGATTACTCAAACTGGACACCCGCAGCGACAAACCAAGCCGGTAGCTTACGACTTTCTAGTGGGTCCGAGATCATCACAGCTTTGCAAGCTCGCCAAGAGGTCTTGGTTTGGACTGATTTAGCTTTGTACTCCCTGCAGTACCTTGGTGCCCCTGAAGTTTGGGGTGCGCAGATTATGGGCGACAACATATCGATTATTAGCCAAAACGCCGCTGCTTACGCTAACAGTACCGCTTACTGGATGGGTGTTGATAAGTTCTATACCTACAACGGTAGAGTGCAGACCCTACGGTGCGACCTCCGGCAGTATATCTTTAGTGACATCAATACCGCTCAGTATGCTCAGATATTTGCTGGTACGAGCGAAGGCTTCAACGAAGTTTGGTGGTTCTACTGTTCTGCTAACTCCGCGACTGTCGACCGGTACGTGATCTATAACTACGCTGAAGATATCTGGTACTACGGCAACTTAGCAAGAACGGCATGGCGGGACTCTGGGCTTTTCAATTACCCCCTTGCTGCAACCTACAGTAATAACCTTGTGTACCACGAGTACGGCGTAGACGACAACACCACGGGCACCCCTGCAGCTATTACGGCTTCCATCACATCCTCTGAGTTTGACTTGGATGACGGCGATCGCTTCATGTTTGTGCGCCGTGTGTTGCCGGACATTACGTTTCGTGGTTCGACTGCAGGTAGCCCGAGCGGTACACTGACTCTCAAGCCTTTGAAGAACTCCGGTTCCGGCTATAACGACCCCGAGTCTGTAGGCGGTGACAGTAATGCGGCTGTTACTCGGACAGCAACCGTGCCAGTGGAGGAGTTTACGGGGCAGGTGTATATCCGCATTCGCGGGCGGCAGGTTGCTATGAAGTTTGAATCTACTGGGCTCGGTGTGGCGTGGCAGCTTGGTTCGATGCGGTTGGATATGAAGCCGGATGGACGTGCGTCGGGCTCTGGCGTCTCTGGCGGTTAAGGAACCCCCATGACATTTATTGTCACTTCAGACTACGAACTGCAGCGAGTTGCACCACCTGCGTTACCAACTGCATCAAATGAATACTCCAAGCTTTATCAAGACCAGCTTAATAATGCGTTGCGTCTATACTTCAACCGGCTTACCGGTGTTTTGGGGCAACTGATGGCGTCTTCCGATCTTTTCCCGGTACCGTTGCCAGTATCTATCGGCGGCACTAACGTAGACGCCTTTGGTCGGGTGCGGGCAAGTCAGCCATACACACTATTTGACAGCCAAAACCGATACGCTAAGGATGCACAGTTTAGCGAATCGCTAACTTCAGGTGGTTCGGCTACCTATCTTCCTAACGAAGCAACGGTCCGGCTTGGGGTTACGACATCATCAACTAGCAAAGCGGTTCGGCAATCGTTTCGCGTATTTCCATATCAGCCCGGTAAAGGCTTGCTGGTGCTAGCTACATTTGTTATGGCAGATGCGCAAGAGAATGTTCGCCAACGGGTTGGCTACTTTAACGAAAACAACGGCGTATTTTTTCAAAAGAATAATGCGACCAATTCGTTTGTACTGCGTACCAGCACGTCTGGCTCCCCCAGCGATGCGAGGACAGTCAACCAAGCAGATTGGAACGGTGACAAGCTCGATGGCACTGGCACATCTGGGTTTACTCTAAACACTTCCAAAGCACAAATTCTGTGGATGGACTTTGAGTGGTTGGGTGTAGGCTCAGTGCGTTGCGGGTTCATCATCAACGGCCAGTACATTGTGTGTCATACATTTAACAACGCAAACGATATCGATAAAGTCTATATGACCACGGCAATTTTGCCGGTGCGGTATGAGCTTGAAAACATTGGAACTGTATTCTCGTCCTCCAATTTGAGGCAAATTTGTTCCTCTGTAATTTCCGAAGGTGGATATGAACAGACTTCAGTTGACCATGTAGCAAGGCGTACTACGGAATTTACCAACATTGATACTTTGGCCGACTTTTATCCGATTGTGTCAATTCGCTTAGCATCAAGTAGGATTGGAGCTGTTGTACTTCCAAACCAAATACAGTTTTTGCCGTTGACCAGCCAAAACTATGAAATAGCGTTAATTAAGAATACGACCTTGACGGGTGCGTCTTGGGTAGCGGTGCCGACGGATTCAAACGTAGAGTATGACGTGTCATCAACGGCTATGACGGGTGGAACGATTGTGCAAACCGATTATGTAACGTCAACGGGTAGCGGGGGCGTACAAAGTACAATAGCGCCGACGGGGTATAACTGGGATTTACAGTTAGGTGCGTCTATTGCAGGCACAAGCGATACCTATACGCTCGGTGTTCGTACGGTGTCTGGTGCAACCAAAGGTTCAGGCGTAGGTTCAATTTCGTTCTACGACTTGACGATATAGGTGCGGTAATGGCTGTTGATATTAAATCGCTAGGTAGTTGGATGCCTACAGCTGAGCCAGTGCTGTATTTTCCCAACGAGTCTACGCCAGCTTGGAAACAAGGCGAAACGCCATTCTGGGAGCAGCCAGGATATGCATCGGCTCTCTCTAAAAGATCGGACGAGAGAGATAGAGCTTTTGAAGCCGCTTATGCAGAACAACAAAGATACAAGCAGCTTGGAAACTTAAGCACATCGGAAGCCTACGAAAACATCAAGGAAGAATTGATAAAGCAAGGTCAGGCGTTGCAAAAAGCTGGTGTATACGACCAGATATGGCAACCGGGCGTTGAGTCCAGTGTTATTTACGAAGATATGGCCAGCAGGCTTGCTAACGCTGGCGTCAAATCAATCAATGATTTGGTTATACAGAAAGCTCCGGCGTTTCAAAGTTTATACAGTTTTGATCTATCAGAAGATACAGAAGCAACGCAGTTAGTTAATAAGCGAACTGGCAAGCCAATTCATCCACAGTATGCTTTTGCAAACATCCCAGAAGGCGGCTCTACTTGGGGCGGTACGTTTGCTGGCCCTGGGTCGACACGTTACGAGGTCAAATTTATCAATGGTGTCCCTGTCTTTGGCGCCCAGCAACAAGCCACGGTTAAATCGGGTTTGGAGAAGGTTGCTCCGGCGCTTGCTGGTCTCGGAGCCACGGCTCTGCTTGGCCCTGCTGGATACGGCCTTTCTTCGGCGCTTGCTGGCGCAATCGGTGCGGGCACTGCGGGACTTATTGGCTCTGGTGGGGATGTTGAGGCCGCGCTTAAGTCAGCTGCACTTGGCTACGTCGGCGCATCAATCGCTCCGGTTGTAGCTGACCAAACAGGACTTGCAGTTGGATCAGCTGCTAATCAAGCAATCAGTTCAGGAATCGCAGCCGCACTCAAGGGTGGTGAGCTTGAGGATATCGCACTGGCGGCGGCTTCGGGCGGTATAGCTGCTGGAACTAATGCGTTCATCAAAGACATTGGCTCCGATCTTCCGGATGTGGTAACCAATGCTGCGTCTGCTGCAGTGGGGGCTGCGGTCACTGGCCGTGACGTTGAGTCTGCAGTAGTAAAATCTCTTGTTGGTTCCGGAATCAAGGCAATCAGCGAGCCTGCCGTCAGTGATGTATACCCCGAAGAGTTCAAACGCGGCACCGCTGCTGATATTACTAAAGCGTTTACTGGACCGATACTACCAGCCGATTTCGGTGTAAGCGCCCCTTATGTTTCTGAAGCGGCAGGAGTAGGGCTCCCTGCTGGGTTTGACTTTTCCCCAACCCAGCTTGCAGATATCGCAGAACTTGCTGGTATAAAGACCTACGCACCTGCTGATATTGAAGACCTCCTAAAAGAACCAGAGCCAGAGGTGGCTCCTGAAACGGCTCCTGAAACGGCTCCTGAAACGGCTCCTGAAACGGCTCCTGAAACGGCTCCTGAAACGACCGCCCCCGACCTTGGTCTTTCCGATTCCGACCTTGCAGATTTAGGGGTAGACCTTACGGCTGGGGATGCGGCTACTTCTTCCGAAGAAGATATCTTAAACCTCCCTGTGCCTGAGCGTTACGTAGAGCCTGCAGTACCCCCGTCTATTCTGCCGCCTGAGCCGCCCATCCCTGGGATCGAAGAGTACGAGGAAGAAGCTGGCACAACCCTGGGCGAAGCCCAGCAAAAGTTTGAAGAGTCCGGCGATATCCTTGACCTCCTGCCTGGGGTTGAGGAAGAGACGCCACCTCCAGAACCGGATGTCCTGCCCCCAGAGCCTGACGTTATCCCCTCTGCCGACGAGTTGACAGATGAAGCTTTAGTCAATATGGGTATGGACTTGGGTGCTAGGGATGGGTATGAAGAAGTTGTTGAACGCACCAGTCAAACTCCGGGTGGGGTTGCGGGTGGGCAACGTGTGGACTATCGTCCGTCGACTCCGCCGCCTTCGTATTACGGTGTGCAGCCCAACATGCCTCGGTACGACGATTATTCAGAGTTTCAAGACAACTACGATTACTCAGGCCCCACGGCGGATACGGGGTACTACTACGAGCCGTCCGATGAAGAGTTGCTGGGTATTGGCTTAGACCTGGATGCTGGAGCTGATACTGGGCTTTCAGACGATGAGCTGCTGGATTTGGCGCTTGGGACCGATGAGTCGCCTCCTGGTGGCGAAGCTGAAGATATCTTCAAGGGCGTGACTAAGTATGAGGAAGGGGCTGGTACTGACTTGGGTGACGCTCAAAAAGACCAAGAGCTACTGGACTATCAAGAGAAGCTTGAAGAGGACCTAAGTGGTGCGCAGAAAGACCAAGAGCTACTGGACTATCAAGAGAAGCTTGAAGAGGA